AGAAAACCGCCGTAGGCATGGGCGGCATCGACGCCGAGGTGGCGGCGGACTTCTTCGAAATAGACGGCCTGCACACCGCCGCTGACGCGGTGTGTTTCCTCCAGCCAACGTTTAAAGCGTAAGTAGCGCATTCCGCCGCCTTCAAAACGGCGGGGTTTGAAGCACACCGTGCCGCTGAAGATGTGTCCACTATCACCGCGCAGTGCCCAGCCGAGGGTGGTGCCGAGGTCGAGGGTAAGGATGATGGTGAAGATATCGCTCATATGGCCCTCCCCACCAGCGTGCGGGTAGCAGCCTCTCCCCCGTCATAAGGGGTGGTATTCACCCCCCTTATAGGGGGGAGTCTGCGTGCATTCTGCTCCGTGTTCTGAAACCCAAGGAAAATAAGGGTTTGCGAGCAGACTGCACAGAATGCAGACCAGAATGCGCCGCATTCTGTAATCTGCTTTAACATGTTGATTATACTGCGTTCCAGAATGCAGGGCGGTTGCATTCTGCATTCTGCTCCCCCAGTTCTGCATTCTGCCTTTTGGGCGTGATAGTGGTTAATTTTCATGCTCTTCCTCCTGATAAATCCAGATATTGGGGTTTTCGACCTCACGCGGCATGCCGCTCTGTGGGCATTTGAAGTGGGTCGGTAAAACGGGGGCTTCCTGACCGTTTGGAAGGGTAAGCAGCATGGCTTCAACGCACAGATAGCCAAACTTGCTGCGCTCTGGCTGTGGTAGCTGATAATCTTTGATATTGCGGAAAAACTTGATGTAGCCCTTGGTGGTTAGCACGCTGATGCGTTCCTGAACGGAGCGGTTGCTGCCAAGGCCGCCGCGATTTTCAAACCGCTCCGCAAACTGGGCGATGGTATACGCACGGCCTTCTTTCGCTTCATCGTAGAGCAGTTGCAGGATGACATCGCGCTTGCGCCGCCGCTCAGCATCCAGCCGTTCACCGTGCTGAAGACCCACCAAGCGCTCACTGAAAGGGTTCAGCTCCACCCACTGACCAGCAATCTTGTCGATAATCTTGCGGGCTGGGGACTGGCCGTTGCGCAGCTCAAAATACAAATGCCGCTTACTGTCCATCTCGTTTGGGCGGGCTAGGATCAGCCCGCTGGTGTAATAGCTGCGAAGACTGCTGGCACCGGAAAGAGCTTGAAACGGGTCTTCCTCCAGCTGTTTCTTGCCGATCTTGCGGGTGTGGTGCGCGAGGATAATCCCCGCATCAGGATTGACCATATCGCGCAGCCGTTCCACCCGCTCGCGCAGGAAAAACAGCATGGCGTTGTTGTCGTTCTCGCTGTTGCCTTCGGGGCCGCCGTCAAACAAGTTACGCAAGGGGTCGATGACGATGATATCGGGTGGCTGCTCGGGAAACATCTCACGGATCAGCGCGGCCACCGCCAACACGCCAGCTTCGTTCAGGATCATCTTGAACTGCGGCGTGATGGCGAGATTGTCCCACGCCAGTTCAACGATGTGGGCGGCCAGCGATAACTGCTGGATGCGTTCGCGCAGGTAATGATATTGGATTTCCGCCTGCAGGATAAAGACGCGCAAGGGGCGTGCGGGGCGAAACCCCAGAAACTCAAGCCCCGCCGCCATATGAATGCACAGGCACAGGATAAAATCGGTTTTCCCCACCTTAGGCGCACCGCCGAAGGCCAGCAGTCCAGCGGGTGTAAGCAGACGCGGCGCGATAAGATCGGACGGCATTGGCGAGGTGTCGTGCGCATACGCACGCAGCAGTTTCGCCTTCGGCAGCAGCAAAGAGGATTTAAATGGCGTAGCGGCCAGAAACGCGGGAATGTCGAACCCTTCCGCAACAGCATCGGCGGCGTCCCATTTAAGCGGCTTGCCGACAGGCGGGGTAAGCACAGACACCGAAGCTGTCCCCGCAAGCCGCAGCGCATCGGCGGCACGCAGGGCGTAGGCTTTGCCTGCCTCGTCGTTATCTGGCCAGATTAGGACATGCTTACCAGCAAGTGGTGACCAGTCGGTTTTCTCAACCGGCGCATTGGCACCATTCATGGCGGTAGTAGCGCAGATGCCTTTAGCAATCAGCGCATCGGCGCACTTTTCGCCTTCCACCAGCACTATGCGGTCAGCATTGGCGATGCTGGGCTGGTTATACAGCGGGCGCGGGTCGGGAGCCTTATGGCGGCGGGCTTTAACGTCCCACGGGCGGAATTCCTTGCCTTCTGGTGTGTCGTAGCGGTAAACACAGGCGATGAGGTTGCCTGCCGTGTCCAGATAATCCCAACGGGCGGTGGGAGCACCTAAATCATCTAAAGGCGGCTCGCGGCGGGGCATTGTGTGAATTGGTGCCGTGCCCAGCCAGCTTTCGATACTGTCCAACAGCGCGGCAAAATCCCGCCGTGTGTCCAAGCGGTGCGCCGCAGCCCACAGATCGAACACATCGCCGCCTTCACCAGTGGCAAAATCCTGCCACAATCCCGCCTGTTCCCCGCGCAGCGTGACCGACAGGCTGTCACCGCGCTGGCCGTCAAGACCGCCGATCTTGAACGCGCCGTTACGGATTTTACCGCTGGGGAACAGATGATGCAGAACGCTGGACAGTTGCCCAATCAACCCCCCGCGCAACCGTTCCCGCCGTGTCTCGAAGGACTCTTCTGGCGTTTGTTCAGCGGCATCATTAAAATCCAGCCAGTGGACATTGCTCATGGCTGCCCCCAGCATCGGTCTTGCTAGGCGCACATCTTGCAGACGTGGTGGGCGGAATCATTGGCAATGCGTGGCAACAGTTCGTGGGCATCGCAGGCTTGCAGAATATTGACGGCACGGTCGCTCATCTTTTGCGCCAGCGCGGCATCGAACGGTAGCAGTTCGATGTAGATTTCTGCCGTATCCTTGTTGATGGCGGTAAACAGCGCGGGATTACTGGCAACACCTGGCACAGATCCGTCCAGATACGCCTGATAAATAGCGATTTGCGCTGCATAAACGGGCTTCGAGAGCACCAGACCGCGTTTTTGTGTATCCTTCCACGACTTATTATTGAGCGCCTTACATTCCCACAGCATGGGAAAGGTCAGCCCCAGTTCAGCGGGTGCGCCGTTGATAATACCGTCCACATGGCCGCGAATCCGCCCGCCTGCCGCTGTGAAGCCAAATTGGCTGCCATCAGCTTTTTCGGTGAAAAGGTCGAACCCAGCCAAGCGTAGCCAGCCCGCCGCCATGGCTTCAAAGGTATGCCCAGCTTCAAACACGCGCAGCAGCTTGCCACTGAAACTGCGTCCAGTATCCACCGGCGTGTGCAAATATTCGTACTGCAAGGCGCGGTCACAATCAGCACCAATGCGGGATGCTCCCAGGTAATTCCGTGGTTTCTGCGCGGCATGCCGCGCTTCCAGAGCCGCATCAATCGCTTCAATGATGCGTTCAGCGGGTGTGGGGCGGTGGTTGAAATCCAGCATCAGAACGGCACCTCCGGGGCATCCGCGCTGGCGGCAACAATTCGCTCTTGAAAGGCGGTGACGATCACTTCAATCAGCTGCAATGCCTGCTCTCGGTTGTAGCGGGCGGGCGGTACGTCAAAGCCGATCTCGGCCATGAGTTCGCCCATAGGCTTCAGGCATGCCTGCAGGGCGGCGCGTTCCAGTGGGGTTGGGTCAATCATGGCGTGCCTCCGCCGCTGCGCCGCATAGATGTTCTGGCAACGCATCAAGCAGAACTTGCGGTACGATTTCTGGCGCTGCGGACTGAACAGCGGCGTTTGTGGGTCGAACCAGCCGAAACCGCGTGCTTCCCGAATACAGATGGCACATCTCACGCAGCCTCTCTCTGTCTAGAAGCCTTGAACACCAACTGCTGAATGGCGCGGCGGTTGAAGCGGAAGGTGATGAGGGTGGACGCTTGATAACGGGTCAGTCCGTAATCGCTGCGGTATTCCGTAGGCAGCAATTCCAGTTGTTTATCGGTTGCAGGCAAACTCAACCAGCGGCGGGTTTTGCTGGCACTGTCGTCAGTTTCATTATCATTGAGCCAGTCATCGGCGGCGGCCAGTGCCACCATGCGGTCACCAATGGCTAGTAGGCGTGCTGGTAGCTCCTTGCCACCACCCACCGCGTGCCAGCGGCCTTCGAGGAAGAACACGCCTGCCCACGCATTGAACCCTTGCGCCAGCAACGCGGCGTCATCACCGAACAGGTCGCACCAGCGGAAACTGGAACGGCTGAGCAGGTCGATCTCGGTCATGACGAAATCGGCTAAGTTTTCGTCGCTGGTATCGCTCTCGCCCTGCGGCTGCTCCGCGCCGCACAGCGGGCATTCTCTTGCCCGCAATGGAATCTCACCGGCGCAGGATTGGCAGCTTTTGGTCAGAGGGCTGCTTGCCTTACTCTCACGCACATCGAGGCTTGCATCCTGCTCCAGCGAACCGTGCAGCAGCGTTGAAGTGCCGAAATCCAGCACCACGCAGTCGGTTTTGAGAATGCCAGGGTGAATCTCTGGGTCGATGGTACGCAGCCCCCGCCCGATCATCTGGATCATGGTGGATTTAAAGGAACTCGGGCGTAGCAGCACGACACAGGACGTAGGCGGATAGTCCCAGCCTTCGGTCAACACCGCGACATTCACCACCACTTGCGCCGCGCCATTCTCGAACGAGGCAAGTGCGGTCTTGCGCTCGGCTGCCGATAATTCGCCATGTACCAGCACAGCGGCAATGCCCGATGCTTGGAAGGCAGTGGTGACATCGACGGCATGCTTCAAAGTTGAGCAGAAAACGACGGTCTTGCGGTCACCGGCCTTTTCCCGCCAGTGGCAGATCACGGCATCGGTGACAGGCGATTTGTTCATCACTGCTTCCACCGCCTTCATGTCGAAGTCATCGGCCAGCTTGCGGACGTTTTGCAATTCACCCGTAGCACCTGCATCAATGACAAACGTGCGTGGTGGCACGAGGTGCCCACTGGCAATCAGCTCACCGATGCGGATCTGGTCAGCCACATTGTTGAACACTTCACGCAGGGCTTTTTTATCGCCGCGTGAGGGGGTGGCGGTGACGCCGTATATTTTGACAGCTGGATTGAGGGATTGTGCTTGGTCGATGATCCGCCGGTAACTGCCCCAGCCGTGCTGTGATGCGCCTCGTCCACCACCAGCAGGTCGAGCGTGGGCATGGAATCCAGCGTCTGTGGGCGGCACAGGGTCTGCACCATGGCGAATGTGGCCCGTCCCGACCAATTCTTGGTGTTTGCATCTACAACGCTGGTGGAAACATCTGCATTAACCTTGCGGAACTTGGTCTCGTTCTGGCTGGTCAGTTCATCGCGGTGAGCGAGGATACAGGCTTTGCCGCCACCTTGCAGCAGGCCGCCCGCCACCGCTGACAACATTACCGTTTTACCAGCACCCGTGGGTGCCACGCCAAGGGTGTTGCCGTGGGCAGCAAGGGCAGTCAGGCTGCGCTCAACAAACAGCTTTTGTCGGGGACGTAAAATCATCGCCGCCCCCGTTACTGCGCCCAACTGGGGCGGTTGGTGGGAGTAGCTGCAGGCACTGATTGCTGCGCAGCGGCTGGCGGTACGTACCCTACGGCAGGAGCGGTATAACCAGCCCCGCCCATCAACGCCGCGTATTCCTTATGATCTGGCGTGATCGCCAGCCGGATGACATTTTTATCGCCGCGATCCCCGTTCTCGATGTCAATTTTGGCAAGAAACTCGATGCCGTCCAGCTCCTGAAACCCAGCAATGCGCCGTCTGGAGAGCGCTTCTGGGGAATTATCCTTGGGATAGAGACGGCGCGACGAGTTGAGGATACCCTTGATGAAGGCGCGTCCCTGATTGCCCCAGTCTGGCCCCTTGGGGCTATAGAGGCCAATCAGCGTCCATACCTTACGTTTGGCATATTTACTTTCCAAAATGACAAATTCGCAGTCGAGATAGACGGAATCGTTGCTTTTTCCTCTGGTGGCATAGCCGCCCGTCCAGCCTTGGGCGGGGTCATTCATGCCCCCAGGGCGAATGGTCATGCGCACGCGGGCGAGCGTGCCTTTCGGGATCAGGTCATAATCGCGCTGTTCATCAGCGGTATTGAAGTCGTTCCAAGACATGGCAATGGGTTCCTTGTGGTGAGGGTTGAAAATTCAGAGGGGGGGAGAAATCAGGCGGCGGTGGGCGGCACGTCCCACGACAGCAGGCGTTCCGCTGGTTGCCGAACCTTGGCCATCAGCTTGCCAAGATGCGGTTCCTCCAGCAGGGCCAACCGCCCAGATCGGTCTTTCGCTGGATAGCCAAAGGGATTAAGGGTGTGGCAAATGAAGGCGCGGTATGGGTCTGCGCCATCGTCGGGCGTGATAGCCGCCATGGTAATGACCTGATCGACGATACCGGGCAGCTCCAAACCTGTTTTACTGCCCTCAATCTGTGGCGCGAAAAACCGCCGGTTGAAGTCGTCGGTCTTTTCATCCAAGATACCGACGAACCAGACGTTCTTTGCCCGCGTATGCTGCAAGTGGGTCAGCCAAGCGATCATCTCCTGCCCGTGCAGGCCATACGCGCCTCGCGTGTCAGGCTTGCCGGTCTTATCCGAAAACGCCTGCGGCTGGCCTTTGCACCATTGAAAGCACAGCCGTCCCGCTACGGTGATAGAATCAACGAAGATCGTCTCATAGCGGTCGAGGCCAGCGGGATCGCCGAACTTTTCGCACACGGCTTGAAAATGTGCGGTACTGTAGGGCTGATCTTCGCGCAATGCTGGGTTAGCACCGCCAATGAACACGGCAAAATCTCGGCATTCCAGCCAGGTGCGCGGACGGATGCTGTCGATCTTCAGTCCTTCAACGGCAAGGTCGCCTGCCTCAAGGTCAAAGAACAGCGTCTTACTTGGCTCCAGCGTCCACAACAGCGACGTTTTGCCAATCCCGGGTTTACCGAAGATGCAGCCTTTGATGCCGCGCTTTTCTGCCAACCGCTGGTCAGCGGTGATGATGGGGAGGGTCATGGCTGGCCTCCCTCAGTCATTTTGATAGAAACCGTGGCTTTCCCAGCTTTCAGCAGCCGCGCCGGGGCGAACGTCTGCCGAATATGTTCTGGCCAGGCAGTGAATTTACGCTCGGCCACCTTGTAGGAAATCTCAACATATTCCGTAGGGTTGTCACCAGCAGTGCGGATTTGTTCCACCACCGCTGCCAGCTTCTGCTGATCCCATTCGGGTTTTTTCGGCACATCACAGGTGACGGTGCAGCCGTCATCGTCCAGATGCACGGTGCCAAACGGCTTGTCGTGCTGCTGGCGCAAGGCCTGAAAGCGGGTGTCGTATTTAAGCCTTATGGCGTTCTCCAGCCATTCCTTGGCAAGTTTCGCCGATTCAAAAGCCTCTGCGGCTTCTTCCTGCAACA